GGTCACGGATTAACTGTAGCTAACAGCCAAGGGCATATTTTAGAGATAGCAAACGTAACTAATAATAGGTGTATGCAATCAGAAATAGCAAAGATAGTTGGTGATGTGGTTACACTGTCTCAGCCTATTTGCTGTAATTTTGAAGTTGCCACCACTGTTGCACAAACTAGCAATCCAAATATGGTTACTGATGCTGCTACAGGTGCGGCAATTGATGGCAGCATTACTCCGGTTATATTTAGAATTCAACCAGCAACAGCACAAAGCGGTGATATTACCAGAGTTATAACAGCTACAACATCAAGTAATGCTAGTGATCCAACTACTTTTGGCGGCGCTCCAGTATTAACTAAAGGAATCACATTAAGAATTAAAAGAAGTGACGGTTCATTCAAAAACTTAAGAAACTATAAAAACAACCTTGACATAGCCACTCATGGATTTGATACACAAGCATTTACACCAAAGGGCGGAAATACCACACATGGTTTTATAGGAAAAGTTGAATTTGCAGGTCAAAAAAATCACGGTGTTACGGCTCGTTTAGATGGTTCTTTTTTTGAAGAGCTTCAAGTAATGATAGCGGAGCTTATGGTAAGCGGAGGAACAGGAAATATAACTGTTAAAATGGTTGCTGAAGGTTCTGAATTGCAAGAGTAAATAAAAATGGCATTAACTAACAACCCAAATAAAACAAGAAGAATAGAAAAGCAATGGAATAATGAAATTGATCTTCGTTGGGATCAATTTCTTATTGCCTTCAAAAAGATTCCGGTTGAATCCTTGGTTACAAATATTGACGATCAAGAACAATTTGATATAGATCAATTTTTGTTTGCCTTTTCATTACTTGCAACTGAAATTCTTCTTGGTGGTGAAAATGGTGAATGGCAAAACAAATATCAAACTTTAGCTTATGAACGTTCAGCTGAAAGATCGGTTGAACGTATTATTCCATTATTAACAGCTGAACAAATATTATTTATATCTGCCTTTACTGGTGGCTCACTTCTTTTTTTACCTAACAATAGAAATGAATTAAACTTTCTACATAAACGGGCTAATGATGCCTTGACTAAATGGATAACTTCGCTAATTAGCGAAGTTAATATGATTACCCGTGATAGCTTTAATAAGATACCAAAGCAAGAATTCATCAACCGGATAAGTAATAGGTTAGAAGTTTCTAAATCAAGAGCAAGAGTTATAGCAACCACTGAAATTGCACAAGCTTCACAAAGAGCCGTAACAACACAAGCAAAAATAATGGCTGAAGTTCTTGATACAGAAGTTAACGTTCGTTGGATCACAATGAACGATTCAGTTGTAAGGCATTTACACGCTAATTGGCATGGTGAAATTTTTACACCTGAACAAGCTGAAACTAATTTTAACATTAGCCCTTGGAATTGCCGTTGTGGACTAATGCCAGTATTGAAAAGAGACGAATCACAAAAGACAAAAGAACGTTTTGCCAAAGAAAGAAAGTTTCTTCTTGCTGGTGAAAGGCGTTAATTTGTTTATAAATTATATCTAATGTATATTACAGTTATTAGCAAGGGGCTTACCTATGAACACCAAAGTATTAATCAACTCTAAAACTTCCGGTAAATTTAAACGTGAAGAAATTGATGGAAGATCGCATTTAGTTACAGTAATGATGCCTATTCGCGGTGATATAACCATGAATAATATCTTCTATCCTGATAAAGCAGTTGAAGAAAGCTTCATGCAATTAAATATGTTGCCAGCACCAAATGGACACCCAACAGTTAACGGCGTTAATGTTCCAGCCTTTCACCCTGTAGCAAACAACAAGCACAATATAGGCGGCTTCTTGCGTAATCCTAGAAAAAAAGGAAAGCGTGTTTTTGTTGATTTTCTTCTTGATGAAGAAATTGCAAACAATTCTGAAGCCGGAAAGGAAACCATTAGACGCATTGAAGCTGGTGAAAGAATTGGTGTATCAACTGGCCTTGGTATCACTAACGTGATAAATAAAACCGGAACTGATGATTTTGGTAAAAAATACACGCGTGAAGGCGGCGGTTTTCAATTTGATCACGTTGCAACATTATTAAATGAAACGGCAGCTGGCGAACATGCCGGAACTGAATTAGTTTTAAATGAAGAAGGTGGTGAAATCCTTGTTTATAATGCTGAATGGCAAACAAACGAATTATCAACACATCAATTGCACGATAAAATTCATAACTTAATAAGATCTCCTTCTTCAAGTGACATTCATACTTGGCTTCAAGATATATTTCCTGATAGCAAAACGTTTATTTTTTCACATGAAGAACCAAATCAACCGCGCAAGTTATTTAAACAAACTTATGCAATTGATCAAAATGACAATATCACGTTGATTGATGATATGATTGAAGTCGTTAGAAAAGAAGAATTTATTCCTAAAACCACAACCACTAACCAAGAGGTGAGCAACATGGACAAAAGTAAACTTGTCTTAGCTATCATCGGTAATAGTGCTAACAATTTTAAAGTTACTGATGTTGATAGCCTAACCGCTAAAACTGATGATGAACTTTTAGCTATTGTTGCTACTAATACCATTGATGAAAAATCAGCTAAAGAACTACTAACAAATTCAGGTCACGATTTTAAAGGCTATGAATTATTTACCAATAATAAAGTACAGTTTGAAGCTTTCTTAAAAGCTGAAGATGCTACTTTAAAAGCAACAGTTGATAACATCGTTGCAAATTCTGATTACACAGTTGAAATGCTTAAAGGTAAAGATGCTGCTGAATTAGACTTGTTAACCAATATGTTAACACCTGAAAAAATCGCCGTTCGTGCCGCTGAACAAGGTCACAAACAACATATTAATTCAGCTGATAAAGCTGTTGTTAATTATTCATAATTGGAGAAAAGAGAAATGAAACAAGTTATTTCTTTAGTTGGTGGCGCTGCTGGCGCTCCTATTTTATCAGAACGCCTTGCTGGTGAAGCTGGTATCGTTGCTGGAATGTTGGTTGCTGAAGGTTCCGGCGCTGTTATTAAACATGCTGGTGCTGGTTTAAATGCACAACGTTTATTTGCACAACCTAACCTGATGATTGCTGGTGATATTAATACAGTTCAAACTGACGCCGAAACTGTTAGTTATGGTGCTTATCATCAAGGGCAAGAAGTTAATGCTTTAGTTGGTGTTGTTGCCGCTATCGTTGATGGTGATGCTTTAGAATCAGCTGGTGATGGTACTCTTCGAAAAGCTGTTGCTGATGCCGCAACTGATACCGCACAACGTGATTCTATTGTTGGTTATGCTTTAGAAGATGTTGATAACTCTGGCGGATCTGTAAACGTTCGCATTAAAATCCGTGTAGCGTAAGGAGCTAACATGAAAACGAATAAAAAAGTATTATTTGGCGCAATGATAGCGCTAAGTGCAATGGGAGCTTCACGCGCTGAACATGCCGCGAATATCACCATGGCTTCTAACTCTTGGCAGCAATACCAAGAGCTTCACGAAGAAACATTTGTTGCTAATGGTCTTAATAAGTACATTCTTGTTAATGCTGAAGGTGCTGAAATTGCTCGTAACTCAAGAGCTTCAGAAGCCGTAAAGAATAGCCTTTATACTAACGCTACAACTTTGCGCCATGAAGATTTTCTTGTAATTCAGGAAATGTTAACGGAAGTACGCCGCCGCAAATTAAACGGTATTACCGATTTAAAAGAAGCTGGTTTAACTTTTCCGGTTAGCCTAGGTGATCAAATTGTTGGTACTGAAAACCTCAATGAATTCACTGATGCTGAACAAGAGCAAAATCCAACAGGTTATGATAATGATGATACTGTTCTTGCTGAAACATACGTCCCTAATCCAATAACACATAAAACTTTTGGTGTTCCTTGGAGACAACAAGGCTTTAATTATAAAAGCTCTGCTGGACTAAAAGAAAGTATGCGTAAAGTTGCTGAACGTTTAGAGGAAACTTTATTCAACGGCAATGCTAACATCAAAGTAACTTTTGGCGGTTCAATACAATCAATTTTTGGTTATACAACGCATCCTGATCGCGGTACTGCAACCATTTCTGATTGGTCTAATCCTGCAAATTACGATGTAATTCATAAAGAAGTTATCGCTAATATTGGTAGTATGTTTGCTGATCAAGGCGGCGTTGAAATGGATAGTGTTATTTTATACTTCCCTAAAAACTTCAAGGAAGCTATGGATCAAGATTATTCTTCATTGAAAGGTGATCTTACAGTTTCAGATAGAATCAAAAAGATTCCTGAAATAAAAGATGTTAAATTTGCTGAAAAGCTTGCTGATAGCAATGTTGTTTATGTTGAAATGTCGGATCGTACAATTCAGTTAGCCGTTGCTTCTGATATTGTTTCTGTTCCTCATGTTAAAACAAATCCAATGGCTTCACAGTTCTTAACTACTTATGCCGCAATGGTTCAAATCATTAAAGCTGATTCAAATGGTAATACGGGAATTTTACACGCCACCGTTTAACCATTAGTTAATTGCTAAATAACCTTATTACAAGCCGGATTCGTCCGGCTTTTTGGGCGAAACAATTTGAATTCAATAAATAATAGGAATTATCATGGCTGCTGCTAAGAAAGAAAAAACTGAAAAGTACGTTGTTGTTAAAAATCACACTTTAGGTCACAAGGTCGGTGATGTTATCCCGTTAACCGCAATAAAAGCTTTAGCTCTTGTTGGTAAGGTTCGTAAGCAATCTGAAGGTATTGAAAACGTAACTACTGAAGGCGCATCTAAAAAGTTAAAAGGTGAAAACACAACGCTAACAGCGCGTATTGAAGAACTTGAAGGTGAAGCTGAAAAAGATGCTGAAACTATTGCATCTTTAGAAGAAGCCGCTGTTAATGGCAAAGCTAAAATTGCTGAACTTCAAGCTGAAATTGCAAAAGGTTATGACAAGTAATGTCAAGAGTAACGCCGGAAGAAGTCAAGGCCATTATTGAAACTGGCCTTGAAGATTCTATTATTCAAGTTTGGATTAATGCGGCGAATGCCATCGTTAATGCTAATGCTGATTGTATTGGAAATGATGAAGCGGTATTAACACAAGTTGAATTATATTTATCTGCTCATTTTGTTGGAATGCTTGATTCTGAAATTCGTGGATTTATTACGAAAGAAGAACTTGATGGTTTTGAAACAACTTATTCAAACCCTGTTTCAATGAAGAATAATATTGATAACACGCCATACGGAACAACAGCAAACATGCTTTCTGGTGGTTGTCTTGCTAATACTTCTGATAAAGCTGCTGAAGTTTGCTTTTTCTAATAAGGTCTTATAAATGGCTTACAATTACACTAAAGCAAGAGCAAGAGCCAAAAAAATTATCACTAAGTTTGGCAAACCTTCATCACTAATTAAAAAAGGTACAACAGGCGGATTTAGTGAAGGCGGCAACGTTGAAGCTGATTCACCTGATGTAACTATCATTGGAATAATCACACCATTAATTAAATATAAGACTAATGAAATTGATGGTGAATCAATAATTATTGGTGATTCTTTTGCTTATTTCCACACTGAAAGCAATCTTGATATAGAAATTGATATGCAAACAACTGTTAATGGTCAAACATTTAGCGTTAAATCTATAAAAATCTTATCTTCAGTTGATGATATAAATATTTACACTCGTTTACAATTAAGGAAATAAATCATGGGCGTTAAAATAGTTTTACCACAAGGCGGAAATAGCGTGGGCGCTGGAACAAGGATTTTTAATGATTCAGGAAGTGAAATTTCAGGCATTTCAAAAATAAAAATAAGTATTGAACCGGATGAAATAGTTCAGGCTGAATTTACTGTTGATATTCATGCCATGGAACAAATGGATAATATTCACGCTTTATTGTCAACAGCAACGATTGAACAGGTTGCTTTATTGCATGGTTATGAATTAGTACCTTTACCACCTGAAGAACTTTAAGTAATGGCTAGTCAATGGACGAAAATATCAACCAAAAATAAACGCAAGATGTTAGGCGCTGTTAAACGTACAGTTAAAAGCATTGGTAAAGATGTTATTAAAGGTTCACCCATTGACACAAGGTTATTTGTAGAAAGCTGGAATGCTTCTTTAAATGTTGCTGATTTATCCATTGATAGAAATGTTGGCGCTGGATTAATACCAGTTGCCAATAAACTTAAAATAGGTGATGTTTTTTATTTTACTAATAATCAACCTTATGCTTTGCGCTTAGAATTTGGTTGGAGTGATCAAGCACCTTCAGGAATGGTAAGATTAGCAATTGCTAAGTTTCCTTTTACTGTTAACAAAATAACAACTGAATTCATAAATAGGCCAGTGATACCATCATGATTAATAAATTCAATATTGCTAAAGCTCTTTTTAATGAAGCTGAACAAGTTTCAAATGATAATTCTTATTTGTTGATCCCTGAAGGGAAAAAGCATAAACAAGATCCTAATGAAACTTATATTGAAGAAAAAGTTATATATGGCGGTGATAATAGTGTTGGTATTAGTGATGATTCAAGTGATATTCAATTTGGTATTTATCAATTAAATATTCATACTCCGCAAGCTGAAAAGGGTGGTAAGTGGGCTGGCCTTGAAATTGCTGGCGTTTATCAAACTGAATTTATCAAAGGCTTAAAGCTGTCTCTTGACGGTCAAAGCTTGAGAATAAAGAGCACTTCAGTGATGCCAATGAATCAAAGTAAAACACATTATATTCATATATTAAGTATTGTTTATAGTGTCATTAACTAGGGTTTATACAGTCGGTTTGATTAGTGTTACTATGAAGGCCGGATGAAAAACTTAATTTTATTAATAAAAGAAGGAATACAATCATGACAGCTCGCACTTCCGCTGGCACTATAATATCAATTGGTGTTGCTCCGGCAACTTATGATCAGGCTGGCTTTGAAGCTGTCTCTTTTGATCCAATTGGTGAAGTTACTGATGCTGGTGAATATGGCAAGGTTTACAATCTTGTTACACATAACCCATTAGCAGATCGCGGAACCAAGAAGTTCAAAGGTTCTTTTAATAACGGTTCAGTTACTTTGCAAATTGCACAAGATGAAACTGATGCCGGACAAATCGCAGCAACCGCCGCTTCTGATTCTGATGATAGTTTTTCTATTAAAGTAACGAAGCAAAACGGTTCAGTTGATTATTTCACATCACAAGTAATGAGTTTTACAACTGCTATTGGTGGTGTTGATTCTATTGAAGGCGGTTCAATTCAATTAGAAATCGACAATGAAATAATTAAAGTTGCAGCACCATAATACAGGGGTAAAAATCTCATGGCAGACATAGCAAAAACTTCAGTTACAGGTTCAGGTGAAAAGGTTGTTACTGTAACGACACTAGGCGCTTCAGATACACTTATTTTTAAAAAAGGCGTTAATGCTTCGCTTGTTTTAAATAATGTTTCAGGCGGTGCTTTAACTCCTTTAATCGTTGGCGCTGATGCAACAACACAACCATGTGAAGGCATTGGTAACGTTGACGTTTCAAGCGGATTCCAACTAGGTTCTATTGGTGTTGGTGTAACAGTTATTTTACCTCTTGATAGTATTTCAGCTTACTTGAAAGGTATTATTACTGTTACTGGTGGTGATGCAATTGAAGCGCAATTATTAGAATATGCTTAATATTTTAATACTCGCATTAAAAAGCCGCTGAATTATTAGCGGCTTTTTTGTTTCTGGTTAATTTGATTTAATGCAAAGCTTTATATACTTCAATTTGAATTGGCTAATTGCCCGTTTATACTTATCATTTTCTTCTTCATATTTTCGCTTTTCATCGGCCTTGATTACTTTGTTTCTTGCATTGATAGCATTGGCTAAATGTTTAAATCCGCTATAAATTGGCACTTCATAAGCATCAAAAACAATATCTTCATCTTCTTTATACAATGGAAGTAATTTGAATATATCTTCTTGCGCTTGTCGCTTAGTCATTATTTCAGCCGCTTTTTCACCTATGCCTTTGCATTGCGATTGTAATGCGAACGCATCAAGACTAATAATTGTAAGTATTAAAATTAAATATTTCATGGTTATCATCCTTTATTAGAGTCTATTCATTATAGTTTGTTTAGTGCTACAATCAAACTTGGCTAGGTTAACGTAACTGAAAAGGCGGCTTCATCCACCGCCAGCCTTCAACTTTTGGATGATTATTGAGGTATGAATAATGGATTTACTAAATTTAGATTTGTCAAAAAAAGCAAATGAAGGTTCTGTTTTAAAGCTGGTTTTCCCTGCTGATTATACTGATCCTAAAAGTCGCAAAGAATTTGAAAAAGGCGATGTAATTACTGATGATAGAGGTAAAGAGCCAAAAGAATTTTATGTTCGCTTGTTAGGTACTGATTCAGACACTTACAGAAAACTATCAAATAGAAGTCTTGAAAAGTCATTCAATAGCCGCGACAAAAAGAAAAAAGTTGATATTGAACAAACACAACGTGAAGTTGCTGAAAAATTCGCTAAGTGTACAACTGAATGTTATTTTATTGAAAATGGCAAAGAAGTTGAATGTAACACAAGTGAAATGACTCGTTTATATTTGCAATACGCTTGGATAAAAGAACAGGTTGATGAATTTATCAATGAACGTTCAAATTTTACCAAGGGCTAAGTGAACAACTTAGTCTTTATGCAAAACAATTGGCGTGGCTTCATTCTACGCCAAAACGAAATAACAAAGATGAAAACCCAAAAAGCAGATTAAGCACACTTGATAAAGATAATCCATCAAGAAGATTGCCGGAAGTTGATAGTTATTTATCAATGTGTTTTGAATTATCTGGCTTTTGTTTAAGTGGTTCAATGGGTGCAATACCTTTAACATGGTCTGAAGTTAGTTCATTTGCACATATTTCAGGTTATCCGCTTAACGGTTGGCAATCTGAACACCTTGTTAAAATGAGCCGTGATTATTGTTACATGCTATCAAAAGCTAAAAAGCTTGGTTATCCTTCACCATATCAAGAAGGTTTGATTGATGAAGATGAAAAGCAAAAAATGCGTGATAGAGTTGCGGCTCAATGGGATTCATTCAGTGATAACGTAAAGGTAAAATAAAAGGGCTTAATAGCCCTTTTTTTGTAGGTGAACAATAACATCTAAAACACGATCTTTATTATTGCTTTCATACCTTTCTTGCTTAACATTAATACAGGTTATGAAATACCTTTTACCAATTATGTTTATTGGTGCTTTATCGGTATGACAAATACATAAAGATTTAAATTCTTCACTATTCATCTTTAACTTCATTTGATCAATATCACCCTTGATCATGGCTATCTTCTTCCTTTTTAAATTCCTTCATCCGGTCTTTTGCCAAATCAACACGCCACCTTAGATCTTCTATATGAAGAACTTCATAGTGCCACCATTGTTTATGCTTCCCATACCATTTAAAAACAACTTGGTTATCATCAACAACGGCTACAATATGAATTTTATAAGTTCTTGCTTGTTGCCATATATGGAGCTTGTCACCAATATTAGGCGTTTTCATTTTATTTGGCCTTCTGTGCGTTAATCTTATCCATTAAATCAAGGTACTGATTATATTCTATCAATACCACCGCTGAAGTCTTAGATTTGACTATTACGGGCTTATTACCAATAACTGAATCTAAAACTGTTCTTAATGTATCTCTTGCTTTTGTATAAGTAATTATTTTCACTTCATTTACCTTTATATGAACAGAATATTGAACTTAAAGTAATACGGTTTTCTGTACAAGTCAACCTTCTTTGTTAAAATATCAATAAGTGATAGAATGATTAGTATTAAATAATCCTCTTTTTCTTATGGTGCTT